GCGTCCCACCACGGCCACCGCTCCGCCAGGCCGTCACCCTCCGGCGTCGGTGTCACGTTGCGGACCTCACCGTCCCGCGTCTTCCAGCGGCCCTCACGGACCTGCACCGGCTGCGGCTGTCCCTCAATCTCCGCCAGTTGCTCGCTGGTTGTCGTTTCATCACTCATCACTCGCATCTCCTTCAGAATGGTACCTCATCACCCCAATCATTCACCGGCGTGACCAACTCAGCCACGCGCGTCGGCTTTTCCTCAGCAAACTCAACCTTGACGATCCGGTCAAACTGACCATCCTTTTTGACCAACAATCGTGACGGCTTCCGGCAGGCTCCCCGATTCAATGCCACCACGGCCTCTGCTACTGTCCCCGGCACCGGGAACTGGCTGCGGTCCTGCCACCATCGGAAAGCCTTCTCAAATGCAAACCCGCTGTGCTCGAAGCACACCCATTCCCGCACTACGATCCACGCCAGATTTCCGGGTGGCATGGTCTCATCACTCACCTGATAACTCACGCACAACGTCGGAGGCTTTTCTCCGGCCCCGCGTTTTTGGTGCAGGTGCCAGTCCATCCGCTCCACGTCGTACCACTGCGGGGGCAGCTCGCCGACAATCGCCGATTTCGTGTCCATCTCGCTGCTGTGTCTTGGCTCCCTGTCCATTTCCCTGACAAATATGTACCCGCATTCCGTACACCGGACGGACGACAAAGCACACTCTGCCCGGCACTTCGGACAGACCTTCGAGGGTGCCTCTGATCCGTCCGCGTTCCGTGGTTTGCTCACCCCGTAATCGTCAGAATCCAGTGCCCCGTGCCGCTGCAGATTGCCACCAAAATCCAAGATGAGACAATTCGTTTTCCCGTCTGCCATCCGCAGCCCACGCCCGACAATTTGAGCGAACAGACCGGGTGACATGGTCGCCCGCAGGACTGCCACCGCGTCAATTCGTGGCGCGTCAAATCCTGTTGTCAGGACGTCCACATTCACGCACCATCGCAGATGACCAGCTCGGAAATCCGTCAGCACTCGCTGCCGCTCCATTGCGGGGGTTTCGCCTGTGACCAGTCCCACGTCTTGCCCCGTCAGATCCCGCAGGGCTGCTGCCACCTGTTCCGCGTGACTCACACCGGCGCAGAACACCAGCACACTGCTGCGGCCTTCACAGGCAATCGTCAGCTCACAGCAGGCAGCGTGAATGATGTCATCGCCGCTGAATGCTCGCTCCATCTCAGCCGCCACAAACTCACCACCACGGACCGCCACGCCCTTCAGATCCGCTTGCGAGTCTGCCGGATTGTTCGTCAGCCTGCTGAGATATCCACCATCAATCAGCGTCCCCGTTTTCGCCTCATAGCAGATCCCGGAGAACAGCCGCCCATCACCGCACAGACTGCCCTCGTTTGTTCTGTAGGGTGTCGCCGTCAACCCCACGCAAAACATCCGAGAATTCAGCTTCCGCAGTTCTGCCAGAAACTGCCCGTACATGCTGCCAGAATCGTCGGAAATCAAGTGTGCTTCATCAATCACCACCAGCCCGCGTTTGCCGAAATCGGCTGCGTCCCTGTAAACGCTCTGAATCCCGCAGCAGATCACCGCGCTGTCAATGTCCCGCTGTTTCAACCCTGCGGAATTCAAACCAACCTGCAGCCCCGTCAGCCGCTCAATCTTCTCCGCGTTCTGCTGTAGTAACTCCTTCCGATGCGCCAACACCAGCACCCGTTGCCCCCACTCGACGGCCTGCCGGATCAGCAGTGCGATCACAATGGACTTCCCTGCTCCAGTCGGCAGGACGATCAGCGGATTGCCCTGACCGCTGCCAATGTATTGCCACGCCGCCGCGTTTGCCTCTGACTGATACCACCTTGCCTCCATCGCTCGCATCTCCCCCGCCAGAAATCCCGGCAGCGTTTCCGCTGCCGGGACTGCATACCACCCACACACACACCATCAACCAAACGGATTCGCCATCTGTCCCGCAGTGGGGGCTGGATAGCTCGTCTGTGTCATCGGCTGCCCGCTGCTGCGTTTGACGGCATAGCCTTTGACCTCGTTTGACGGCTTGCCGTTGTACTCGGTTTCGGCCACAACCACGGTCAACTGCCTGTTGTGCATCTGAACCGAGTCACTCACCTTTGTCAGTCCGATGGCGTCCTGAATAGCCTTCAGCCGCTGCTTTGCCATTGCCACGACTTCCGGTTTCGTGTGCTTCAGGTTCAATCGGTCCCACAGCTTCCGGCCCTTGTATGCCGGGTCAACAACGGACAACGTCAACTCCAGATATGGAGCACCGCCGGACTTTGGTGTCTTGTAGTCGCTTTCCGTGATAACGGCCTGATACTCACCGGCTGGCAGTGCCACCCGAGGGGCTTCCGCTTCGACGTTGTTCATGTCAATGTCATGCAAACTCGCCATCTCAATCAACCTTTCGCATCTGAAGACACACCAGAAACATACTGAGCATACGCAGCCCAGTTAAACTCAATCTCCTCCAGCATGGCCAGCCTGTTTTTTGCCAGTGCTGTCGGAGTCTCAACACACCTCACAAACCGCTCGCCGTTGCCTGACGCAATCACGCGATCCCGGTTGAATCCCTGATCTTCCTTTTTTGTGAAAACCCTATAGGACGCAAACAGGACTTCATCGCACCACTCCTGCAACAATGCCGATGCCGTGTCATGCAACGCGGGCTGGTATCGGTCGTAGCTTTCCGCTGTCGGATCCTGGTGTTTTTTGATGGCGCAATGTGCCAGCAGGATGATACCAATCCCCTTTTCTTTCCGCAGCCAATCCAGACCCGTCAGCAGCTTATCCCAATACACCACGGCGGACTTGTAACCCGCACCATAGCCGATATCGGCAATGGACTTTTTGGATGCGTCTGCTGCGACCTGCGCGTGAATGATGGCTTCCAGCCAATCCACCGAATCAATCGCCAGCCAGCGAAACTCATGCTGATTGTTGGCCAGCCACATGATGACCGCGTTGACCTGTTCCCACGACTGCACCTGATCAGTGCGTGCGCAGTCGATGTCGTTCAGCCCGTCCTCGACGTTGAGAAACAGAACACCGGGGGCCTGCGCTGCCCACGACGATTTGCCGATCCCGTGTGTGCCGTACAGCATCACGCGCCTCGGCACTTGTTTTTTTCCTGTTGTAATCTTCACCGCTCGCATCTCCTAAAAACAACCATCAGACATCAGCCCACTGTGGGCTGATTCGTTTCTGTCTTGCTGCCCTGCAGCAGCCTCTTAACCAAATCCGGGTGCATCCTCTGGCGCGGAATCCACGGCATCTCCCCAGGATCCCACTGGCTGCCGGGACCAGTCCGGCCAAACTCGCGGTCTTCCCGGTCCTGTGCCATCGTCTCCGGGACGCCATGCCACGCCCCAAACTTATCCCCGCTCATTGTGCCTGCCTTTCCACGGTCCACCGGCTTTTGCCTTTGGCGTCCAAATTCTCCTCCAGATTCCAGCCCCGCACACCACCCGCTGCCGCCAGCAGGTTTCGCACGTTCAATTCTGCGGAATACTTCGCTGGTAAAATCAGCCGTTCGCCCGGCTTCATTGCCTGCAGCCGTGCCACCAGTCGCCTGTCAATCATCATGGCTCTGGCCTCCCCTCCAGCTCTGCCCGCAGGATTTCGACGTCTCGCGGTGCGGAAAATGCCAGCCGTGCCCGGTCGCCGCGTATCTCGACCATCACCACCTCAATTGTGACATCACCACACCGGATGAGCACAGATTCCTGAGCCTTCCGCCCCAGCGTCAACACGCCGTTGCCGTCCGCATTCACTCGGAATTTTTTAACCTTGCTGACCGGCCTCGGTGCCTCCATTGGGACCGCTGCCACTGCTGCCTGTTTGCGTTTCATGTTGCCTCCCTGATTCGGATATGTGTGCCAGGATGCCAGCCCATTGACCACGTTTTTCGGACTCTCAACACTGCCACCTGTGCATCGTCCGTCCAGAATGCGGATAGTGCATCCAGCACGGCTTTTGCGATATTGTCCGCGTCTGGTTTCTGTGTGTGCAGGCTGCACGCCATCGCATCGCGTTTCTTTTTGCTCCAGCTTTTCGGCATGGCAAAGACGGCTGCAATCTCCACATCGACCGGACCAGTAAACACCGGCAGCCCTGCAGCCACTGCTGCCTCATGCACCGCCTTTTTGTATCCGTGCACCGGATGCTTCTTTGGCAAATACGTTCGAGCGAATCCGCCTCGCGATGAAACCCGATGCCGTGGCTGTGCCACCGGCGTTCCGGGGACAAATACAAACCATCCTTGCTCATGGCTCATAATCAGGTGCCCCCTTCGCCATTCCGTTGCTGCGGACAGTCTGAATCTGCACCGCTGTTCGCTTCGGACCGCACCATCGTTTTTCCCGCTCCTCTGGTGACCAGTTGGCCTGCTCTGCCAGACACCGCCGCCGCAATTCATCCTCCGGTATGCGTGGCTCTCGCTCCGGCATCTGATACGCCAGACGATGCGGACCGACCTGCACATACTCGCCCGATTCCATTTCCACGATGTACTCGTAATCCTCTTTGCGCACCGCCGCCAGTACCCTGTGAATTCGTCCGGGCTGCCAGTCGTCGGGAATGTCCATTTCCACCACAACCCGCTCGCCCAACTGCCGAATCTTCTTTGACCTTAGTGGCATCGTCGTTCCCTCCTGTCATGTGTCAGAAAAACCACCGGCGAATCATTCGCCACGGGGATCAGCCGTCAGCGGACCTGTTGAGTGCTGCGGTGGTTTGTTGTTTGTTTGTTATTGAAACCTTGCCAGTTGGTCCGTTGCCACCCATCGCAGAGTATACGCTGACGCCTGTTTTCCTGTCCGCTCAGCGTT